GCTGGTGGCAATTCAGTCATCTCGGCAGGAGAGAAAGCGCCCGTAAGTTCTAATATCTTGTTTAATACCTTTTGAGCTGTTTCAACATTTCCTGATTGTAATACCTGTCCATATAGAGTAACGAGGGTGGCGAGTTCAGCTTTAGCGTCGGTCTGTTCACCTGTCACATCGACTTGGACCTCCCATTCAAAGTCTTTAAAGATTTCTTTCCAAGTCTTATTATCAATTTCAGAAGGCTTGAAGAATCTCTGTGAGCCTAAGTCGTTTAGTTGTTCTTGTATTTGTTCTTCGCTTGCAGTAGTGTCCATTGATACTGGTAGCTCTCCTCTTAGTAATGTTTCCTTGATTTCTTTCTTTAAAGCTTTTTGTGCTTCTGACTTAACATAGATTTTGTCAATCTTCTTAATATCGTTGGCTTCTAGGATGGCAGCGATTTCTTCTGAATTGTTAAGGGTTCGTTTCATATAAGGGATGACATAGTCTTTGACAATGTCCTCAATAGCCAATCCTTTGTTCTGTGTCATTAGGTCAAATAGTGAGTGTGATTCAGCCAAGACTGCTTCTGTTTGTCTCCAAGCTGTACCAGATTTGACACCACCCTGCATTGATTCTGAAATACCCACCTGTTCATTACCTAATACTTTCCATTGTGTTTGATTATTCTGTAAAGGAACTATGTCAGCACGCATGTTTAATGCGGTAAGGGGTTGATTTGGTGCGTGTATTAAGATTTGTCCTGTCTCAATAGCGTTTAAAGCATTCTGTCCGACAAAGTTTCCGTCGGACGTCTGCATTATTAGCTTAGAAGTAAGGTCTAATTGGTCTTTGATTTGCTTTGCGGTATGATTAACCATCCACTGTGCTTCAAACAAAGATTTAACTGCGCCAGTAGCTAGAGTTTTACCATCTTCTTCAATCAAATGCGTTATAACATAAGGCGATTTCTCCTCTCTACCCTTGTAAAGCGTGAACTTGTCCTCGGTCTTGCCGTTTGAGACATAGGATATAACGTGCATTTGCTGAACGTAAGTGTCTTCATCTTTTTCCTTATCGGTAATATATGAAAGCGGAAATTCTCCATGGACTTCGTATAATTTGATGTAATGTGCTCTGGTGTCTTTGTCTGTTCCGTCTAGTGTCTCACGAGCTGACACAGTATCAAGCAATGATTTAACCGCTTCTTTGTCATAAGTTTCATTCTTTCTTAACTGAGATGGTGTGAGTTCCAAAATTTCGATAACAGGATTAGAATAGAAGTCGGTTGGGTCGACGATAAGTTTGTTCCAATCGCAAACCATTCTATGTAATTTACCGTCAGATTCTACAAACTTTAATACAGACGAACCATATTTAGCTAGTTGATAGCCCCACTTGTTTAGGAACGTTCCAAAGTTCTCCTTTCTCATCCAGTTCTGAATGAATATGTTTGCAATGAATGAAGCAATCCAATGTTTAGCTTTCTTAGCCTTAACTCTGATATGCTTTCGGTCAATATCAGTCGCACGATACCAAATGTTTATGGCTGAGGTTACGATATTAAAAAATGGTTTCTCTCTATCTAGTGCATCAGTTGGGCCAGATGTATGCTTTGAATTAGCATAAGCATCAATCTTCTGTAAGTCCTCATACATTGAATAGTCAACATATTTGGAAACTGTGGTCTTTCCGTTGATATAGGTGTTTTCTAGTTCTTTGACTAGAGCGGCGAGTTCTTGGTTTTTATCCATTATATTACAAAGTTAGTTTATTGTAAGTATTATAGCACAAAATTTGACACAAGGCAAGTTATCTTGCGGAGTTCATGTTCTGACTAAATTGATTCCTAACAAAAGCTGAGTTCTGTTTAGCGATTGAATCGCTATCGTTAGGTTGGAATGAAGAAAATGCGTAACGTAAGGCGTCCATTAAGTGATTAAAAATATCCATCGGTTCATTAACTACTCGCCCGTCTTTATCTTTAATCCACATATAGCCCTCGTATTCTTTAATCAAATTGACAGAACGCTTGGTAATTGAAATCTTTTGTTGCTGAACATATTGTATTCCTTGATTAACTGAGCCCTGCCCCTTAGTCGCTGACATAATGTTAATTCCATAAGCTCGTATCTCATCAATAGATTTAGGCTCGGCACTATCAGCAATCGTTAAACACATCTTGTTGTTTTTAAGTATATCGGCAATCTCCTTATTCCCCAGTCCTTTCATATAACAAATCTCGTCTAGGATATAAGCTCCGTTGTGTTTGTATATGGCGACGATAGCTGTGGGGTCATTTGTATAGCCAAAGTCTACACCTATTCTTTCTAGTCTAGCTTCGTGTGGTAGTTCGTCGATTATCTTCCAGTCACGATATATTTTAAGCTCTAGCCCCATAGGTTCACCGAGCCATTTAGTTTTAAATAGTGTCGGTCGGCTTACTCGGTCATCTTCTATTTCAAGTAGCATTTCGGGCGTTAGAAATCCATACTTTTGAGCTACTGTGTAGTCGGTCTTTATTATTAAAGTGTTCGGCCTACCTTCAATTACTAATCGTTTATGAACTGGGTCAGCCTCGTTTAATCGGTTATAAGTATAAATGATTTGAGAGCCAGGCTTACGAACTGTTGGCGTTAAAATTTCAATGCTGTTCTCAGAAATAGTCTGTGCTTCTTCCACCCAGGCAATATCAATACCCTCAATAGATTTAATGCTTTGCTCGTTATGTCTTAGTCCTTTGAATAGAAAGTCAGAGCCGTTAATTGTATTTATAATAGAGTTATCAGTCACTTTAAAGTCGTGTAGTTCGTACTGTTTAATCAGGTCAGCAAGTAGTTGATGTGAAGAATCAGCAATAGAGTTTTGGAACTCACGAAAGCACGCTACCCTTATTTTGTTTAGCCTTGCCCTTATAAGTAACGCTCTCGCAACGGTGTGTGATTTAAGAGAATAACGACCACCATAAACGGCAGCTTCACGCCAGTCCTTGTCGAATAGTTTTGCATACTCACGAGGAATCTCTATGGTTTTAGTTGGTCTTGTTTCCATCTATGAATTTAACTAGGAGTGGTTGTATCGACTCGCCATTAGTAGTGATGTCGGTAGCTTGTTTCGCTTTGTCCATAGCCCTATCGTGGACTTCTTTGATAGCTGTCATATCTCCCTCAAGTGCTTTAGCAATTAAGACAGGCTGAATCATAGGCAAGGCTTCAGCCAGAGCTTCTTTATACTCCTTTATGATTTCCTTAGAAGCCTTTTTAATTAACTTCTCCTGTTCGGTCATTGGTTTCCTTCCATCGGGATTACCACTTTCACCAGGCTTAAATTGATATGGCCTTAGATTGTCAACAGGGTTGTATTTTACCACTGTTTCTTCACTGTTCATATCTTGAATTATAACATATTTTAACTCTTTGTCAAATACTTATTTAGGTAATCCATTATAAATTTATTCTGCCACTTCTTTCCTTTAAGGTGTATTACTTTAGGTTTATATGTTTCAAGGTCGGTTATAAACTGCCTATCGTCATCCCGTTCAAAATTATATAGATTCTCGCTTATGTTCCCTACCCTACTCTCCCCTATTCCATCATATCCTTTAACCGCGAGGTCATTTAAGGCTCGTTGTTCGGGGTAGGGGATTGATGGGTCTTTGCGATATTCTTCCTCTAATTTAAGCCACTCGTCACATAGAGTAATGGTTTTATCGGAAGCTATCCAGTAAGATACTCCAGCGTTGATTTCTTGGTAAGGTCTGTTGCGTCTAATCATTCTAGTAACTGTGAGGTCGTTTTTAAAGCACTCGTCTAGGTTCTTATCTACTAAATATATATCGGCGTCAAAGTAGATTACTCTTTTATCTTCTAAGTCTTTAGACCGTTTTAGTCCTTCTTTAATTGCTAGTATTTTCCTGCGACAACTTGTATTAAAATCAGTTGATTCGTTCTCAAAGAATTGCTCGCCAAATTCGGGCGTGTCAGTTAAGATAATAGGATTTATCCAAGTCTTACTTGTAATGTCTAAACATTCCTTATAGTTCTTGCCTGTGTAGTTTATAGTTATCATAAATATATTATCCACGAGCTATCGCAGAATACATAATCAGGCTTATCATATAGTTCTGCAATGGCTTTTATCGTTCCTAAAAACTTATAGGAGTAATCGTGTCCAGCGATGAATCCCCCATCTTTAATCTTAGTTCGCCATTGTTTTAAGTCCTCTATCACATACTCGTAAGAATGATTTGCATCAATGTAAATTCCATCAAGACTTTTATCTTCAAAGTGTTTAAGTGCGTCTATGCTATTGGTCTTTAACTTCTTGATGTTATTAAAAGGTTTAATAGCTTCGTCAAATAATACTTCCCTGTCTGCTGTTGCGTTCATCCACACATCCACACAAGTAATATGTTTTACTTTCTTGGCGAACATTACAGAGGATTCCCCATTAGCCGAGCCAAGTTCTACCATAACAGTATTATGAGACAGTTTGTCTATCAACTCTTGTAGCCCTTTTTCTTGTTT